ACTATTCGTGCAGACAGGAAGTAGATTGCACGAACACTTTCCAAGATAAGTATACACTTCCCGTTTCATACAGAAAGCGGGCCAACTTACGCATTGCAGCGTGTGGTGAGAACCTCTCCCGGATTTGAGGGAACACGGATAGAATCATTAGTTCGAGGACGAAATATGGAAAGAAATTTTCGTGTATTGTTTTCGGATGCGCAATGTAAGCACCATGAGTACTGTGGGTGTAGTATACAGTTGATAGGGAATGCTCCATGGTTCCCTGGTTTAAGATTAGAGAGTAAGAAAGGATCCATTTCAGAGAAGTATGCAGATGTGGCATGGAAGGCAGATGCATATATTAATGGTAGGGTAATTGGAAGGAGTGTGGATGTCCAGACAGAGCGTTCTTTCTTTTTGTCAGCACTTAAAGAAAAGACAACAATGAATTTGGCTTTATCCCCAGAATTAGGACATAGTAATCCTTGGCCGGACTCGGCGTTGTTATGTAGTGTACATCCTACGGTAGTTCAGGCTATGAAGAATGCGGATTGTCGCTATTTTAAGAAACTATACCCACATATGTCCATTTCGTGGGTGTTTTTAGAAAATGAAGTTTGGCATAATAATTCTGAAGTACCTTCTTTGTTTGCACTTTGTCTTCGTAGAAATTCGATGTATCACTGGGCTTTAGGGCGTACTAATGGTCGTCTTCATGTGATCGCACAGATGGCAAATCTATATTTGGATAATAAATTGGCAAAGGCAGTACTGGTTAATTCGCGTCCGGTTGTAGAGGACTCACAGATTGCTCCATTGAAATTTGTTGATCTGGCGATGGATCATATGTATCGTTTAATGAGAATTGATATGATTAAGAAAGAAAGTGTTCCTTTTTCTTTTGCACCTTTGTCTGGGATGTATTTAGGTGCCTCAGCTGGTCATACTAGAAATAGTAATTATGAGATAAAAGCATCTAAAGATATGCCTCATCCTATTCAAGTTTCTGGTCGAGGAAAAAAAGCTGAACATTTCGATCAGTATTTGAATCAAGTACTTGAGTTTTTGAGGACAGGGAAGGGCCCTCCAATAGATTGGACCATGCCTCCGAAGAATGAAAATTCATTTACACATGACAAGCAATATGATGACACCTCATGGTTTAATGCAGAGTTGAAATGTCGCGTCTTTAATATTCCTTCTGGAATTTATATTATATTGGAGAGGCTGGTTTGTACGTTTCGGCATTTGAAAGAGCGAGGATGGGTCATTCGAGTAGGACATAAATGGAGTCATGGAGGTGCTGATACAATAGCGAAATGTTTGGGAATAACTGGAAAGAATGCTTGGCTTCGACAGATTGTAGAGGGAGATATAAAGAACTTTGATGCGTCTGTACTTGAGGCGTTCGTAAATTTGTATTTTTCGACAATGACCATTCATATGGATAATTCACATGAGGATTTTCCCTTGTTTGAGAAAATTATTCGTTACTTATTGGCTCAAATGTTAAGGCGTTTTACACGTGTGTTTGGGGATATTTGGGCATTTATTTCAGGAGGTGTGCCATCAGGAGCGTATAATACATCGCATATGGATTCATGGATTATGCTCCTATACTTTTGCCTTTTTTGTGTTTACACTATTGCCATTACAGAGGATCTTGAACTGAGAGAGCAGTTAGAATTGGAGTTCGTTCAGTGGATTCGAATTGTTGTTTATGGTGATGATCATTTATACAACAAGGGAGTAGGTGAAGGATCGCATCATTTCTCGGGGTTTGCGTTTGCATCGTTTATGAAGACGCATTTTAATGTT